TCACCTATGTCGGAATCACTCTTGTGTTAATCCTGATCACCTCGAGCCAGTCACCCATGCTGAAAACATTAGGCGCCAAGTCCGCAAATCCACCAGCCGCCATGAGGCTATTGATGTTTGTACGAAGTGAAGCCAATGCAAAACAACACCGAACTGCTACGCGCCATCAGGACGTTCCGGGGGGCTAAGACCAAAGCAGAACGCGACTCGGCCGCCAATGAGTATAAGCGGTTGATGGCGGCGCAAGAACCCTTTACCCTGGAGCATTTTCGCCGTTGGGCCCGGGGAATAATCCTGGACACCGGCGAGCCCTGGGAACTCGATCCGTTCCAGGAGCTATTTCTGGATGATCTTCTTTCCGGCGTCAAGGAATGCTGGCTGATCGTCCCAGAGGGGAATGGCAAGACCACGCTGATTGCCGGTGTGGCGCTGTATCACATCCAGTACACCTTGACTGGCAATGTGCCGGTGGCCGCCTCCTCGAGGGACCAGGCGGAGATCCTATTCAGGCAAGCCGAGGGGCTGATAGCCCGGACGCTTGACCACGAGGATCCAGAATTCTCCCCATCGTTTTCCGTGGGTGAATTCAAGTGCCAGGAAGGGTACCGGCGCATCAAGCACGTTGGGATGAAGTCCCGCATTCAGATCTTCGCCGCGGACGATCGCACGGGAGATGGAGTCATTCCAACCTTCGCGATCTGTGACGAGCTCCACCGCCATCGTGATCTCAGGCTCTACCGGACATGGGTCGGCAAGCTTGATAAGCGCGGAGGGCAGTTGGCCGCGATCTCCACCGCCGGCGAGCCGGGTGGGGAGTTTGAGACGGCACGAACCACGATCCGCCAGCAGTCGATCGATGTCACGCGAGACGAATGTTTCATCCGGGCCACCTCACCTGGCATGGTGATGCACGAATATGCAGTGCCGGCTGGCGCTGACTGCAAGAATTTTGAACTGGTCAAGTCCGCCAACCCGTTCAAAGGCATCACCGTTGAGGGGCTGAGAGAGAAGTTTCAAAGCCCTACCATGACCCTCGGACACTGGAAGAGATTCGTGTGTAACATTGCAACCCGCGCAGGCAACGCTGCGATCACTGAGGCGGAATGGGCGGCGGCCGCGGTTGATGAAGGGATCCCGGAAGGCGAGCCCATCTACTTGGGCATAGACGCCGGCTGGAAGTGGGACACGTTCGCACTCGTGCCGTTTTGGGCCCCGGATCCCAGCTTTAGGCTCCTGGGCCCGGCTACCATCCTGGTACCACCGCGGGATGGAACTTCGATGGATATCAACCTGGTCAAGCAGGCGGTGCTGGATATCCACGAGGTCAATCCCGTTGAGCTGGTGGTCATGGATGAAACCCGCGCGGAGGATGTGGCTGACTGGATCCGGACAGAGATCGGCGCTGACGTGGTGGATCGAACCCAGTCCAACAAGTTTGCGGTGATGGATTACAACGCTTGGATGGAAGCCCTGAGGAATGATCAGCTCCATCACACTGGTGACAAAGGCCTTGCCACCCACGTCCTCAATGCAGTCACCAAGCTTTTACCTGGGGGCGATGCGCGCTTCGATCGCCCGAAGAAGGCTGTGAACACATCTGACCAGGATCGGCGCGTGATCGATGCGCTGGTAGCCGGCGCAATGGTGCATGCGGCTGCTGACGCAATATTCAGACCTGATGAGGAAGAAGAACCCTCGAGCTGGAGACCAATGTGAATAAGATCTTTTCATCAATACTTTCCGCTCCCAAAAGACTGGCTCAGATGGCATTTCAGCGAGCTAGTTCTTTCAGGATATTCAGCCAACCGCGCTCCAAGGTAGATTTTGAGGCGGAGGTTGGCGATGGCACCGGGTCTTCCACCGTCATGGCGCCGCTCATGTGGATTGCCCGGACATTCCCGGAAGCGCCGGTGGCAATCTGGGAGACGGATAATTCCGGGCAGGAGGAGCAGGCATTAGATCACCCCATGCTCAGGCTGATGCGCCGTCCGAATCCTCACTATTCCGGGCCTGCGATGTGGCAGGCCACGCTGATTGACTATTTTGTGGACGGCAACGCTTACTGGTTGAAGATCCGCGATCGCAGCGGCAAGGTGCGGGAATTATGGTGGGCTCCTCACTGGACCATGACGCCGAAGGGCGATGAGAATAATTTTGTCACTCATTACGAGTATAAGCCGGCATCGGAGACATTCAAGATAGATCCTAAAGACGTTGTTCACTTTCGATTTGGGCTTGATTCAGACAATCCGCGCATGGGCCGCGCCCCGTTAAAGTCAGTTCTTCGTGAGGTGTTCACTGATGACGAGGCTGCCAATTTTACTTCATCGTTGCTAAGGAACATGGGTATTCCTGGGCTGATGGTAAGTCCGGAAAAAGGCTCAGCCAGCCCTTCTGCCGAGGATGTTGCGGCCACCAAGGCATATGTTCGCGAACAGTTT